GTTTGGTTGGAGGGTTTCAACTGTTCCGGTGTTGCCGGGACAATCTTTATCAATATGATTGTCCAGTTGGTCCTCTACTATTATACTTTACTTTCAACAAACTCAATGCATCTGGACTCGTTCATCCACAAATTTTACTGTGGGGACGACAATCTATATAGCATCGCTTCTCCTGCCCCATTCAACCCTTATGTTGCCTGGGTTCATGCAGGTCTGGTGGTGAAGATTGAGCACACTTGGGCTCCTCAATTGGAGATTCCTAAGGACGTGGAATTCATGTCTAAAGAATTCAAAAACGTTAATGGCGTTTATGTCCCAATCTGTGATGTTGAAAAACATCTTAATTCTTTGCGAGAGTTTACTGCACTGGACTACAATTTGTATTTCCAGAAACTTTGTTCTCTCTGCTTAGAGTCTGCGTGGTCAGTAGGTGTTGAGAAGTTGTTGAAGCACCGTGAGGTTTTCCTTACCCTCTACGGTTCCAACCTTGATGAGTCTTCTCGCGGGTGCTATAAGACCCTTGCTGAAATGCGACAGTGTTTCATGCCTATACCACAATCTTCCGTTCATTTAAGAATTCCTTACGTCGGTCTTCTTAACCCCAATAATATGCCTGGTCGTAAAGCAGGTAATGGGCGAAAGCCCAATAAGCCGCATGTTCCCGGCTTCCAAGTTCGGACCCCAAAGAACCTCTTTCCAATGTATAAAGCCATTAAAGAGTTACAATCTAATGTTAAGTTCATGGGAGTTCCAGCAACTCGTCAAACCAAAGTCCAGAAAATTTCCGCCGGCACGATTCGTGAACACGGCTTTTCTGGTGGCCATGGAGAAGCGCAGTTAACTGCTGCTCTCTTGCGTCAATTTCGTGACCCTTGTGGGGCCCCTGTGACCCCTTTTCCCGATCGTTATACGGGAAAGGTCCACATGATGAAAACTGTTCATCGAAGCACTTTCTTGCTAGATGATACTGGTGATCGCTGGGTCTCTGTTAGACCCTGTTCCAACTACCAGTTAGTTTATTCAGGTACCACCGCCGCAACTTTTGCTACTGAAGTTACGGTGGATAATCCAAAGCACGCTACTGTCTTTGCCGCAGCTGGAGAATATAATCGTCTCCGTGTGGTTGGCATGTGCTAAATTTCAACACAACTTCGCCACACCTAGTGTAGCTCTTATAGCTGAATCCTGGTGTGGTCCTAATTTGGAAGTTGGTTCTGCTACTGATGCAGAATTTCTTGTTCATCTTGAGAGGGTTTCTTATCCTACTCGTGAAGATTTTGAGGTCTTTTGGAGACCTCGCTCTTCTGATGATTTTGTGCCTTTTGATGTTGGCACTAATACTTATGATACGGGTACTAATGTGGAGGGTGTAAACCTTTCACAGAAGCCCGCTATTCATGTAATGTTCCGAAGCGGAGTAGCGAGTGGTGCTATGACTGTTATCATCACCACCGTTTGGGAATGTTTCTTGAACCCCGCTAATGAATTCCGAGAGAGCATTTACTCTCCCCAGAACCAGGCGGTAGTTGATAAAACCATGAATGGTTTACATTCTATTGATTGGCACGGCATGGGTTTGCATGCTGCTGATTATGGTTTAAAACTTTACAAAGCTTTGACTTCCCAGAAAGCA